TCCTCCAGCACCACATCCACCGGCCTGTCTTCCTGTTTGGCCGGGATCTCGCTTTCCATGCCCTCGTTCATGGCTTCCATGCAGGCGTTGATCATCTCGCCCAGTTCCACCGGCTTGATGGCCCGCATCACGCCCTTATCCGTCAGGTTCGGCTCCTGTCCGCTTTCCTCCAGCCCTGCGTTTCCCAGGATCTTGATCAGCTTGGCAGCCGCGTTCAGGTGTTCCGCGCTTAGGTATCTGCTCTTGTCCTTCTTGTCGTCCGGGTTACGGCCCAGCACCAGGCTGATGGCCGTTGAGATTGGCGCGATCTCCTCCTGGATCTTCAGCATTTCATAGGTCGTGTACAAAAGCGGGATCTCCCGCCCTTTGATGTTAATGATGACCATGCTCTTCTCCCTTTCTCGTCAAAAAGGGAGGCACGTTCCTCCGTGCCTCCCTGTCTGCCTCATCAGGTCGTTACCGTAGTGCCGCCGCTGATGTTCGCTTTCCCATCCAGCCAGGTGTACGCATCGCTCAGCGAGCTGAAAGTTTCGTGGATCGCGTAGCGGATCGTCTTGCTGTTGTCCGTCACCACGCCCGCGCCCACGCCGTTCAGTGTGGGTGTCCGCCATTCGGTGCTTTCGCCCTTCGTCCTGGTTTCCTCGCTGTTCAGGCTGAATTTCAGTTTCCTGAACCACCAGCCCTCATAGACCTCTTCCACCACGCCTGTGGTTTTGTTGGTCTCCCGCATCACCCGGATATAACCGAAACCGATATCCGGCGCGGAGGCGTCCGTGATTTCGTACTCGCTGCTGTTCTTTACCTCGCCCAGCATGCTCTGGCGGATGTCGTCCGTCACGCCGCTGCTCTCGAAGTCGATGGTGTACCCCAGCACCCCGTTCGTGCTGTCCAGTTCCCGGTCATCGCCCCGGAAGCTCCCGCTTTCACGGTTCCAGCTGACGCTGGCCGCAATGGCTTCCGCCACGACCTTGCCCGCGCCATAGGTGATAGCTGCCCCCGGCGTATAGGAACTGATCGGTGCAAAAACCGGATGCTGCATGCCGATATTCGCTTTCATGTGTTATTCCCTCCAGTTTCTTTTGTCGTTTTGTCGAATTCTGCCTCAATAAAGTCCTGCATAACCTTCATGGCTTTCGGCCCGCCGTTTTTCGCCGCGTTGCGGACAAAGGGCTGCTTTTTCATGAAGCTCGTTCCACTGTTTATGGCGTTGCCGATCACGGCCAGCGGCTTTTCATTCGTTCCTTTGCCCATCTTCAGCAGGCTCGCTTTGCTGCTGGTCACGTTTTCCCCGTTGATCAGTTTGTAGTTTGTCCGGGCCTTCACGTGCATGTGGTTCCATTCCACCGGCACATAACCGTCTGTGTCCAGGCCCACGGATGTGTCTACTTCAAACCCGTTTTTATCAAACGGAGCCACGCCCACGCCCCTGGTCATGAGGATTTCTTTCTCCTCCGGGCTTGGCAGGCGCGTTTCTCCGCCTTTGGCATAGTGGAACGGTTCCGTTTTGATCCTGCTGATCTCGGCCATCACCTCGCCGCTCATCACTTTTGCACCCTGATACAGTGCCATTGATGCCACTCTCGGCGCGTCCTTCTCCAGCTTTTCCAGCGTTTCGCTCAGTGCCGCCATCCCGTCGATTTCCATCACATACGGCATGGTTTTCACCTCACTTGGAAGATCCATTCCCAGTGATGCAGGCTTGTTTCTGTTTCCCGCTGGTGGCTGTTCAGGCTCCAGCAGCTTCCGCAGAATTCCGCCAGCTTCTGCTCGATCAGTTCGATCCAGCCGTCTCCCGTCTTGTCGTAGCTGTACAGGTCAAAGCTGCCCTCATACGCCCGATCCAGTTTCAGGCTGTCTCCGTTCAGAGCATTCGCCTCATAGTCGAATGAAATGATCCCGTAACTTTTGATGTCCGGTCGCGTGTTCCACTGTTCCTCCGCCACCGGCAGCGTTTCTTCTTTTCCGCCCGTGGTGATCGGCAGCTTGACGATCTGTTTCATGGCTGTTACCAGCCCTTCCCAGCATTCAGGCATGTCATATCACCCCTCTCGCGCTGTTTCCCTTCTTCCGCCTGATCAGCAGGATCACGCCGTTCCAATCCTTGTACGGGTCTTCGTTCATCACGGCCCAGCGTTCCCCTTTGTAATCCAGTTCCCGCTCCCCGTGATAATCCTTGTCGTACGGGATCAGCAGCTTCGCCTGCGGATTTAGGCCCTCGCCGCCTGCCTGGAACCGTTCTGCTTGTGTCAGACTCAGCTCCTGGCATTTGACCCTCCGCCGCTCTTTCACCGGATCTGTCCCGGCTTCATGGGCGTCCGGGCTGAAGGTGATCAGGTCGCAGCTGGTCAGCTCTCGCATATCCTCACCACCCCTTTGTCCTGCTGGTAATCGGTGTAGGTTTTGCTCAGCCTCAGCTGGCCCTTCAGCGTGTTGTATGCTCTCAGCAGTTGCTCATAGTTCGGCGGATTTCCGATCCGCATGTTGCACCAGGTCGAAATGGCCGCGATGATCAGCGCGTCCTTCATCGTGCTGTTGTCCGTCACGACCCACACCATGATCTTCTCCGGTTCGTCTCCGCCTGCTTCATAGTCAGGATTATTGATTTCCTGCTGCTCCCGCTTGATGCTGACGCTTCCCGGCAGGATGATTTCCGCCGTCCGTGTCAGATCCAGCACACAGGCATTGATCTCATTGATGATCTGGCCGTCATAGTCGTCTCCGCTCACCGGCAGCGCACTCTTCACTTCCGCAAACATGTCTCTCACCTTCTTTCCGCCATATATTCCTCATAGAGTCTCCGCGTGAACAGGTGTCTGGCCGGACAGTGCGTATCTATCCACAGCTCAAACCCCGCGCATGCCGCTCTTACACAAAAATGCCGGTCTTCTCCGCGCAGTGCCTGCCTGATATTCGGAATGGGTGTGTAATCCACCCCCGCCTCGAATACCTTGCGCTTCACCAGCGTCAAAGCCCCGGTCATGCCTACCTGGTACAGCCCCGGCTGCCGCCATTCTTCCGGCATACCTGCACTCTGATCATGCAGCCAGGCGTTGCACCAATCATGTCCGTTCGGCGCGGTTGTCCAGAAGATCTCGCTCACAATGTCCTTGTCCGCCTCCAGCAGCCTGTACAGCGTCCACGGATTCAGGATGATATCCGTGTCGATGGAGAGCCAGTAATCATACCCGCCTTCCATCGCCCAGCGGATCGTCTCGTTCCGCAGTTCGCTCATCTTCAGCATGTTGTCCAGCGTCCAGATATGGTCGTTGTGCGTCTTCTGATATTCCTCGTTGGTTTCTCTTTCGATGTATTCCGCATCCCGGATGAACGGGATCACTTCTTTGCAGTTGTTCACCACAAAAAAACGGCTGACCTCGAACCCTTCCGGCACCTCCAGCCTGTCAAGGCTTTCCTGGTATGCCTGGAAAACATCCGTGTCCTGCCGCAGCGGTGCCGTGATCAGAATCTTCTTCATCTCGGCGGCTCCTCTCCCGGCCACACCGGCACATGCGCGATATGTCCGACCCTCGCAGCCGGATCACACCATATTTCCGCGCCCGTCATATTTGCTCTCCAGCAGAAAGCCAGATCTTCGCCGAATTTCTCCGTCGGTGTGAAACAGGTATTAAACTTTGTTTTCACGTTCTTCAGAATCTCCGTGCTGATCATCACGCAGGCCATCCCGCACCCTGCCACCTTGAACGGTGCCGCGCCGTACTCTTTCACCCGCTCCGGCGGGAACAGCTGTGTAAAGATGCAGCTGTTATACGGCGTTCTCCGGCTCTGAAAAGCTCCGCACACAAAATCCTTCCCGCAGAAATCCAGCGTTTCCACGATGCTTTCATCAAAGATCATGTCGCTGTCCAGGAAAAGAATATGGGTGTATCCGTCATTGATGGCCTGGCATGCCAGCGAATCCCGTGCCATGTACACCAGCGTTCCCGCTTTGATCTCCACATGGAACGCGATACCTTCATGGCTCAGATGCTGTGTCAGCCCCATCAGACTTTTTACAAAGTCCGCAGGCATATAATCCGTGCTTGGCACTGCGATCAGCAGCTTGAACGGCTTTCTCATGGATGCTCCTTATTTCTTTTTGCTTGTCTTGGCCGCCTTCTCCGGCGTTTCTTTCTTCACGGCCTTTTCCGGCACTTCGCGCTGCGGAATCTCTTCAATCACTTCCACCGCGCTGTGTGTGGAAAGCAGAAAACCGGCCTCCGCCGGGGAGACCTCGACGATCTCCCCGGCTTCGTGCCGGATCTTGGCCGCTCTGATCAGTTTGACCTTCATCATGCAGCCCTCCTGTTATCAGGTGGTGGTGCTTCCGCCGGACTTCTTCACGTTCACGAACCGTCCGGGGCCGGTCACGCCGTGTCCGGCGTACTGACGGCCATGCACCTTCACGATGTCTTTCTCCGCTTCGCTCAGGTCGTCCCACTTGGTGATGACGCCTTCGCCTTCGGGATAGTTCACCTGCGCGCCGCCCAGGTCGCCCACGATCATCCACACCGCATCAGCGTCGGCAGTGGAGTAGGCAGGCAGGGCAGAGGAGTACAGTACCGGCAGGCCGTCATAGGGATCGACGGCGAAGTTACCGGCCACCCGCGCCTCATTAAAGGCGGCAGAGCTGAGACGGTTGATAATAACCACCACGTTCACGGCCTCATCGCTCAGGTTCGCTTCCGCTTCGGGAACGATGGTCAGGCTGGGAGAACCGGCGATCTTCGGGATGCCGATAGCAGAGCCGGTGTGGCTGGTGCCCGCGCCCTTGATGTCGCCGATCACATCGGCGGCCAGCTTCTTGATGATCTGATAGGTCAGTTCATTGTAAACGTAGGTCACCAGCGGTTCGCCGCCGATGGCCACGATCTCGTCACTCAGACGGATGAACTTCTTGATCATCGTAGGCTTCAGTTCCACCACGCCCAGGGTCAGATCCTCTTCAGTGATGGCGGTGGTGCCTTCACCGTGCGCATAGGCAGGATCAGCGGCCCGCTCAAAGGGAACCTTCAGATTTCCGGCAAAACCGGTCTTGCGGACGCGGCTCAGGATCTGATCGTTTTCCCATGCGGTGCGGATAATGGTATCTACCAGCGTGGGAACCGGCAGCTGTCCGTTGTTCGCGGCGTTGCTGGTCAGCAGGGCACGGCATTCACGTTCATCTTCGCTCACCAGGTAGCGGGCGAAAGCGTCCATGTATTCCTTGCTGCCCCGGATTTCGTCCACGGTCTTCTCAGCGGTCTCCGCCTTGCGGGTCTCGCCCATCACGATGCCCTTCGCGCCTTCCGCGATGGCTTTGCGGGTTTCCTCCGCCTGGGTGGCGGCCTGCCGCAGCTGTTCTGCGTTGGTGCGCAGTTCGTCCATTTCATTCTTCAGCACGGCCAGATCCGCGCCTTCCTGCTCCATCTCCTGAAGGATGGCAGCTTTGCGGGTTTCGATTTCCGCCAGAGTCTTGTACATTGTTTTTTCCTCCTTAAATCATTTTGGCCAGTATGGCAATCTGTTCTTTTTCCCGCTTCCGTGCCTCAATGGCAAGCCGCTCCTGCTTAACCTCTGCGATAGCTCCCTCGCAGATGTTCCGTGCGGATATGCTCGTTGCGTCATTGGCAGGCAATGACACAGCCGATACATCGTATTCTTTGGACACCTTCGTGATCGTCCGATGGATGTCCACCCGGTGGTTTTCCAGGTCTTCCACGATCTCCCGCTTTTCTTCTCCCTTGCGGAATCCGTGGCTCATCTTTGTCAGGTAACCGCCCCGGATCTCCTCCAGCAGCTTCCGGCCCTCTTCCGTGCCGCCCAGGTAGGCCGTGATATGCAGGCCCTTTTCGTCAGCCCGCACCGTCAGCGTCCCGTTGCTTCCCCGTGCGTATACCCGGCCCTCATGGTTCAGCTGCATGATAATGTCGCTCAGATCGCATTCATCGAATGCGTGAGGATCGAACCGCTCAAAGAAGCGATACTCTCCGTCATCCCAAAGCATGTACTCATCCCAGGTCGTGGCGTATCCTTCCACCACATCCTGGCCGTCCTGAATGGTTCTGACCTCAAACGAAGTCATGGCAATGTCGCGGTATTCCCGCTCATTCGTCTTCGCTGGCATTGTTTTCCCCTCCGTTCTGTTCCTCCGCCGGTTTCTGTTCCTCCGCCGGTTTTTCGTCTCCGGTCTTTCGTGCCGGAGGATTCGTGATATCGTAATACTCGCCCCGCGCCGGGATCTGGCTGCCGAATGGTTCCGGCAGCGGCGGAAGGTTCAGGATCTCCCGCAGCTCGTTCCGCGTGGAAAGCCCCCTGTCACCCAGCTGTGTTACCGCGTTCAGTTTGTCTGAGTTCGACATATACTGGAGCCGGTTGCTGGTAAAAAACATTTCGTTTCCGTAGCCGCTCCGCTCCCGGATGGTGAACAGCATCCCGCTCACCACCTCGCTCAGCTGTACGCTGAACCATTCCACCCAGCCCTCATAAAAGGCCAGCCAGGCGTCGCCATAGGCTTTGTTCTGAAGAATCTCCTCGTTCGTTGCGAAAAAGCTGAATACATTCTCTTTGATGTGGTTCTGCTGCTCCGCGTCGATTTTGTATCCTTCCTGCTTCAGCTGGGTGACATTGGTGTATGTGTTCGGGAAGATGATCACGCCGCCGGAGCTTTTCGGATTGCCAAAGGTGTTTTTGTTGAACCGATCCATCTCTTTCGCCAGGTCTTCATCGCTGGCCCAGTTGTTCGCCTGCGCGCTGAATCGGTATGTCGCTCCGTTTTTCACGCCTTCCGCGATGCCCTGCCGCTGGATGCTGATCAGATCCAGCACCGGCTTCAGTGCCTCGTTGTCATCCCCGAACAGTTCGCTCTTGTATTGGAACCGGGTGAGGATGCCCACATCGCTCAGCCGCTCCGCCCGCCGCTTGTTTCCGCTCAGCACGAACCTGATCCACGGCTCGCCCTGATATTCCACCAGCTGCCACTCGTTCGGCACGATGTTTATAATGCCGTTCGGCGTATCGTCTTCATTCCTGGTCTTCACAAGAAACACATTGTTTCTCACGCCCAGGATCGTGGCTGTCTGATACAGGAACTGGCTCCATTCCTGGAAGGCGTTCGGCTTCACCTTCAGCCGCGCCTGAAGATCCGGCAGTGCGCTGCCCTTCAGGTTTGGCTTCAGCTTCGCCGCATGCCGTCCCCATGCGTCCAGGCTGGCCCTGATCAGCTCGCTCTCATATACGGAGCCTCTCCAGGTCGAAAAGGCAGGCGTGTACCCCTCCAGCATTTTGAAGATCTTTGCGTTCTTCAGTGCCGCAGGCTGTTCCCGCTTACCGAAGATTTTCTCCAGCATTCCCATCCGTTCTCACCCTCTTGTTCACGTTCATCAATCGCTGTCCCAGTTCTTCCCACTTGAACAGCCTCATGGCCATCGCGTCCAGCAAAGCCGCCATGCCGTCCACATGGGCGTTCTTGCTGATCTTCACCAGCTTCTTCCTCGGATGCAGGTGATCTGTGTTGCTTTCCATCTGCTGGGCCGCGTCCGCCATGTGAATCTTCAGCAGCCCGTTGTCGTCCATGTCCCTGATCCGGCCCTCCCGGATCATGCCCTCCACCGTGTCCATCACATTGCTCAGGTTAAAGCCCTGTGTGATTGTGTCCACATGAAAGCTCGATCTCTCCAGTTTCTGGATCATCTCCACCGCGCCCCATCGGTCATACCCGATTTGCAGCGGATAGATCTTGTAATCCCTCACCAGGCTCATGCACCATTCATGCACATCGTCCGTATTGATGAATTCATCTCCGCTCAGGCTCAGCAGGCCCTTCTGAATGTAGATGTCATACGGGATCTGATCCCGCTTCATGGCCTCCGCCAGCCGGTTCTTCGGCAGCCAGAAATGACTATGCACCCAAATGATGCCGTCCTCTTCCACCACAAAGCAGGCACTGGTCAGGTCTGTCGTCTGTGACAGGTCGATCCCGACCACGCAATAGAACCCGCTCCATTCCTGCACTGTCCGCTTCGGATATCCGAAACACTTGTTGATATCCTCCGCCCTCAGCCATGCCGTGGACAGGTTCTGTTTCAGGTTGCAGTATTTCACTTTGAATTCAATCTCTTTCGAGATCGATTCATGTGCCGTAATGATTTCCTTCTGGATGAATTCCCGACTTACGCTTTCACCCAGCCCCGGCAGGCTCTTTTCCAGTTCTTCCAGGTCGTCCCATTTGTTCGCGTCGTCGATCATGTAGATCAGCGGCAGGATATGAGCCTCCCGGCTGTTCCCCATCAGGAAACCTGTGGAACGTTTCATCAGCTCATCAAAAAGCCCGTCGTTCTCATAGCCGCCGGAAGAGATGGCCATGCCCAGCGGTTCCTCCCGTGCGCCCGTGCCGGATACCATGACTTCCCACTGCCGCAGGCCATTCACGCCCGGCCAGGCCGCCACTTCGTCCGCCACGTAAAACATCGGGTTATAACCGTCTGATTTCTTGGAGGAAAACGCCAGCTTTTTGATGGTCGTGTTTGTCTCCGCGATCACAAGCCCTCTGTATTTTGTGCTGTGTGTGATGGCATCCAGTTCATCCTCCGCATGGATATTGAATTCTGTTGCTGAATAGACCAGGTCACTTTGATCTATCTTCGGGGCCAGCATATACAGCTCGCTTCCGTATTCTCCCGCCGCATATGCCATGTATGTGGCGATTGCCGCCGCCAGGAGTGTCTTTCCCATCTTCCGGCCTATAACCCAGAAGACCTCTGTGAATTGCCTTCTCCCTGTGGCGTCCACCACACCGAAGATCAGGCTGATGGCCGCCTTTTCCCACAGGCTCAGCTTGATCCGCTTCGGTGCCAGCTTGCCCTTGTAATGGTGGCAGTATCGTTCAATGAAATTGATGGCGTTATCTGCCAGCCGCTTGTCATAGAACCAACGTTTTTCCTCCAGGCCCTGAAGGATCACCTCATACAGCAGCCTGATCCATTTCCCGACATTGACCCCGCCTGTCTGGATCTCGTTCCAGTAGGCAAGTATCGCACTCTCTGCCGTCAGCTGGGCCATGCTCTTGATCCGGCGCGTCTTGTTCACCCCATGTGATCCTCCGCGTCAGTGCAGCCGGAAGCTGTCCAGGTCGCGCTTCGGCCTCTTCTTTTTTTCGCCCCTGTCGCTGATCATGCTTCCGATGGTTGTCAGGCACCTGTTCGCGCTTTCCACATGGCGCGGCAGTTCAGACAAAAGAGGATGTGCTACTTCCACATCCCCTGTCTTGTATGTCTTCAGCACGGTCAGCCCGTCCTCTTCCAGCCTGTCCCGCATCTGGTCGATCAGGCCCGCTTCTTCCGCATAGATCCGCGCGGCTTCCAGGAAGTCCTGCTCATTCTCGATCTGATAGTTCTTCCCGAATGCGATCAGCTTCTTGAATATAGACGCCGGTGAGATTTTTTCATTTGGCTTTTTAGCCTTCGCCCGTTTGGCGCTGGCTTTGGAATCCTGCGAGGCATGGCCTCCGCCGGATGTGTTTTTTCCTCCGCCAGCCCGCTTCGTTGCGCTCTTTTTTGTCCCACCGGCGTCGTTTGTCCGTGTTCCTTCGCCAAATCCCGGCTCTTCATCCTCAAACGCCACGATCCGGCTGGTCTTTCTCCCGGAATTTCTTGCTCTTTCCGGCAGCTCTTTGGCGATCTCCACCGCAATCCGGTGATCCTCCGCCTTTTTCATGTCAACCTCCCATCAACTCATGAAAAAAATGATGCTTTTTTGCATCATTTAGACGGTCATTTGCATCTGTTTCTTCATTACCGCGCGCCCGTGGACGCGCGTTCCGCCTGACCTCGGCGCGCTTTTTTTATCCAAATCCCAGCCCTGTGGCCTTCTTTCGTTCAGCTCTGACCTATGGGGCTATACTGTGACCTCTCCAGCCTCGTTCACTGTCCATCGTTTCTGTTTCCTGCCTCGTTCTTCGTCGTGGCATTTCTTACACAGCAGTTCCATGTTTTCCCAGTTCGTCGTTATCTCAGGATTATTGATGTTCTCATCTGTCAACGGTTCTTTGTGGTGTACTTCCAGCGGTTGTTTTTTACTTCCCGCTTCAATTATGCCCTTTTTCAAACATCGCTCACAGAGTCCGCCTTTTGCTTTTATGAACGATTCACGGCACTTTCGCCATTGCCATGATACATAGAATGCTTCAACGGCTGCCGATCTGTTCATCTTTCGCTCCTATACCACATTACCACAATATCATGTATTCATTCCCCATAGAGTTCTAAATATAGTTATTCATCCTTCTTTTTGTTGAGCAAATCAAAGAACGCTCTCCTGCTTGAAAAGAACTCCTGACGAAATGAAGTTGGCATCAGTTCCTTGTCTAACTGTTCATAACTTTTCCCGATGCAAACATTCTGTATCAAAGCCGCATACCATTCACCGCCGCCGATCTCCCTGGCACAATCATCCACCAGTTTGATCTTCTCCAGCAGTTTGTCACGCCTCTCTGCTGCCATCGCTACAGGATCACTTTTCCCTGATCCGTGTGGAAGTCCATCCATCTTCACGGCCCTGATTCCCAGCAGGCTGTTCGCCTCTGTTTTCCACTCAGGATATTGACGGCAGAAATACATCAGTTCCCTGTACCGTTCCATTGTGATCCCGATCTGTTTCCAGCATGGCAAGTATCTCATGTCCCTCCGCCTCCTCCTGTCTGTCTCAACACGCATCTGATATACACGCCATCCACTACATCAGAAAAATGAACCCGTCCGTCTTCCAGCTGATATCCCGGATAAACTTTCTTCAGAACCTCCGCCGCCATCGCCTGGAAGTCCATCGCCATGATCTTCACTTTCCTGTTGCTCACCTTTGTGTCACTGGTGTGAACCTTTGGCTTTTTCAGATTCCTGCTTCCGCTCCACATGTGGAATCCGTCCCGTTCTCCCCGTGCTTTCGCCAGCTCGTTCTGTTTGAAAAGATAATTAGCGAAACCCTGCGGCCCTTTGCCCCATGTCTGAAGCGGTGAAGCGTTCACGATACCCTTGCCCCACAGTTTGATCCTGTCTTTCTCGCCGATGCCTCCGGTCATGATCCCGTGAATATGCATCCGCTGATTCTTATCGTGACCAATGGCGTAAAGATATTTTCCCTCCGGCATCCCGTTCTTTTCCCTGAACCTTTTCACCCGCAGGAAGAAATTCCTCACATCCTTCTTCAACCTGTCCAGGTTCTCCGGCTCCACTTCGTAGGTCAGTGAAAAAGTGTCGTCTTTGAACGTGTCGAAATTTTCCTCCATCAGCAGCACCAGCTGCCGCTTCGCGTTCCTCATGTTCAGGGCCTTCATTTTGTCCGGCGTGATGTTCTTCTTTGCCGCCCTGGCCTTCTGCTCTGTCAGCCGCCCGAATATCGGATAGATTTCAGCCTCCAGCCGCGTCCCGGCTTTCGTCGTTCTTGTCCTGTATCCCATGCTCCCGATCCGCGTCATGGTTGCCTGACTCTTCCAGAACTCAGAGAGAAGATCCCCGTCCTTCGGTATGGCATCGAACAAACCCTCATACTCCCAGGCCATCGTCTTCCCTCCTCTCAGCCGGGAGGCGCGTCCGCCCTCCCGGCACCCTCCCGGCATCACCATCATGAAAACCGGCTGATGATCAACATTCAGATCCTTCGCTTTTTCTTTTTGTCCTTCGTTCCAATGTGCGTATATTTAATACTCATTACAAGGCTCATTATGAGGATTCCATCCCTCTGTTCTCACCGCTGTCCGATGACGGAAACCGCGCCGTCTTTCCGGCTGCCATTGTGTCCGGTTGATAACTGATGTCGCGGATGTTACTGGCGTCCGCCTGCCAAATTTGGGCTATGCCCATTGGTGCGCGTGACCGGATTTGAACCGGTCTGCAACTCAGCACATCCTTTGTCCGCCAGGAGCGTGTTCACCTCCCTTTCATTTTTACGGACTCTGGTTTTGTTGCAGTGCCCACGTGGCCGCGCATGAGAACCGGATGAATCATCCGGTTATAATAGGAAGAAACTAAATTTCAGGTATTTTCGGATCAAGCATGCCCTGCTCAATCTGCCATGTCAGGCTCCCCGCTCTCATGAAGTTGTAATAATAAAGCGGTTCCTCCATGAATGCGATCTTTGCATGCGGATGTGTGATCCTGCTGAACCCGTCATCATCACTATGTTTCCAATCAGGAAACCTGAATCCGTGTTCTTCAATGAAAGACCTCCGCCAGGCTTTGTTCCAGATTGCTGTAAATAGACGACCCGGCTTATTGAACCTGTATCCGAATGATTGCCAGTAGAAACCGAAGGCTAATATGTCTTCCCCTTCTTTTCCCACTGTGTCGGCCAGTAGCTGGAACACGTTCTCATTCATCCACCAATCATCGTCATCCATGAAAAGCACCCACTCGCCGCTGGCTTCATCGAGGCCCTTGTTCCTGGCAAGGCCACATCGTCCGGCCTTGATCTCAAATACCTTGTCTGAATATTCCCGTGCTATTTCTGCTGTGTTATCTTCACAGGCATCACAGACGATGATCAGCTCATAGTCTGTGAATGTTTGCGCTTTGATACTGTCCAGGCCCTTCCGCATAAATTCCGCGCTGTTGTGTTCCGGCACGATCACCGAAAAGAATGGTCTCTCTTTCAAAGTCTCACCTCCCAAAGACGAATTGCCGCCTTTACGTCTGTTTTTATATCAGTTCAAATATGCTTATTTGATCTTTCGCCCGGTCTAATCTTTTCTTTGCTTTTTCGTAATACTGACCGTCAATTTCAAACCCCCACGCTTCAAGCCCAGCATTATGACAGGCAATCAATGACGATGCGCTCCCTGCGTGTGTATCAAGTATCTTTTCCCCCTTCTTTGCGTAATTGGACAAGCACCATTGATACAGTTCAACCGGCTTTTGTGTTGGGTGAAACCTTTGATCTTCCTTTTTCCCTTGTGGGGCAAACTCAAAAACCTTTGCATTGCTGTTAAAACTTGTCCATGCGTATTCAGCCATTGCCATTGAGAATGATTCACTGATTGACAGCTTTCGCCATATCAGGAAGCACCTTGTAGGTGGAAGGTTGAAGTAGTTGCCGCCCCAAATAATCTGATTGCGTGAAACACGGAACAATTCTTTGAAGTATTCTTCCTTTGGGGCAATGTCCCACGCAACGATTTTTTTGCATATTTCTCTGCCCATGTTCCTCCGGTTCTCGTAGCCTTTATCTTTCTTTCGCAGTCCGAAGGTGTAATGTCTTGCTCCACCCCCCCCTCTGCGTCAGAGTTTGCTCCACCGTAAGGTGGATCAACTATTGCAAGGTCGAAAAACTTGTCCGGGAACTCTTTCATTGCATCCATGCAATCTGCGTTATACAGATCCGGTTTTTCGTACATTTTTTACCTCTCTAAAACAGACGAAAAGCTTCAGAAACTGCTATTAAATAGCATTGCGTTCCCGCAAAAAAGAAACCCTGTCGAACGGAATAGAACACACCCGGCAGAACTCCATGGCCTGTTCCATCGTGGGTGATGTCTTTCCATTTTCCCATGAGCAGATCGTCTGCTTGCTTACGTGCAAAGCTTTTGCGAGCTTTTCCTGGGTCAGTTTTGCATTGACTCTGGCTGCTGCTATTGTGATAGTAAACTCACTCATAAATCATATTCTCCTTTCACCGGGCCCTTGTGTGATTAAATCATACTGCTATTTAAATGAACTGTCAATACTAAAAATACAATTTATTTTACTTTTTTCATTTTCTGTTTTATAATCAAGATGAAAAGGAGGCTGTCCCCTATGAATGACCGCGAAAACTTCCGCAGGAATCTTAATTACTTCCTGTCTACTTCCGGGAAGTTACAAAAAGATCTTGCTGATTATGTTGGCGCGAAAACCACTACTGTTTCAGGCTGGACGCGCGGCGTATCTTATCCCCGCGCTGATGCTATGGAAAAAATAGCACGTTTCTTTGGTGTTCCCACTTCCCGCCTTGTTGGCAACCCTGAACTACCTGTTACTACTTATCCCCCCGGTGAAGTTGCCACCACCTGCG